TGCAACAGCATTACCAGTTCAAATTACAGCACCAACAGATGATTCACAATCAAAGGGTGCTATCTCAGGTTCACCTGAAGTTATATTCAACATCAAAAGAGCGGCAATGCAATCAGCACACGTAGAAGGCTGGGGTTCATTACACGCAGGTGTAAATTTAACAGGTGCCAATACATCAATAATCTTTTCAGTATGTGGTCAGGATGTCACAGTAACAGCGGCAGGCGGTGCTGGTTCATCAGTAACACTAGATGAAATTGTTGCAGGTATTAACAACAATGCAACTTTACAAGGTTATGGTATTGTTGCTGAGAAAACTGAATTATCAGCTTCTAGAAAATACTTAAAACTTTCTAGAACGTTAGGTAAAGCAATTTGGATTGAAGATGGTGCAAGTTCAGGTACTACACAAGGTGCAACTGTACAAAACTTAGGTTTTGATGATACAGTAGCAGGTAAGGCCAACGATCAAGACAGTTTTGCGGACTTCTTTATTTCAAGTGGTGCGTCATTAACTGTATATGCTTCACCGTTTAGATACTTGCAGTTTGAAGCTTCGACTTCAGCTCCAAAAAGAAATCCAGTAAATGGTACAATGTGGTATGACACAAACATTTCAGCTGATATCTACATTAACGAAAACAGCGGCGGTACAATGAAATGGTTAGCATACGCAAACTCAAAAGATCAATTTGACAACACATCAGTAGCATCAGGCGGTTTAAGAGACCTTCAGATGGTAACTTCTGCACCAACTACAAAATCAGATGGTGTAACAGGTTTAGGTGATGGCGATATTTGGATTGATACAGATGAGTTAGATGTATATCCAAAAATTTACAAATATAACGGTACAACAAACAAATGGGTACTATTAGACAACAGCGATCAATCATCTGACATGGGTGTTGTATTTGCAGATGCTGGCGGCGATCCGTCAGGTGCAGATTTAGACGAACAAGGTTGGGGAATGAAATTTGCTGATATGGATTCTGATTCACCAGATCCGTCAACGTTCCCAGATGGTATCTTACTTTTCAATATGAGATTATCAGGTAACTCAGTTAAGAAGTACACAACAAATTATGAATTTGATGGTACAGATAACGGTAATACTTGGGTTTCAGCATCAGGTGTTGATACAGCTGGTGTACCTTACATGGGTAGAAAATCTCAAAGAAAAGTTATTGTAAAAGCAATGGCAGATGCAATGGTAAGCAATGATGATATTAGAGCAGAATCAAGGTTCTATAACTTAATTTCGGCACCAGGCTATCCAGAGCTTTTAGATGAAATGGTTGCACTTAACAATGATAGAAAGCAAACAGCATTTATTATTGTTGATACTCCGTTTAGATTGAATCCATCAGGCACAACAATTCAAAACTGGGCGACTAATGCCAACAATGCAGTTGAGAACGGCGAAGACGGCCTAATCACAGCATCAAATATGGCAGGTGCTTATTATCCATCAGGTTTTGCAACAAACTTAGATGGAAGTTCAGTGGTAGTTCCACCATCACATATTGCTTTAAGAACAATAGCATTTAATGATCAGGTGGCGTTTCCATGGTTTGCACCAGCAGGTTTAACAAGAGGTCTTGTAGACAACGCAACATCAGTAGGCTTTATTGATAGTAAAGAAGGTGAATTCCAACCAGTACAGCTAACTGAAGGTCAAAGAGATACATTATACGCAAACAAAATTAACCCTATTGCATTTATACCAAATAGAGGTTTAGTAGTGTTTGGTCAAAAAACATTGGCATCTGTAGCATCAGCTATGGACAGAGTAAATGTAGCTAGACTATTGGCGTTCTTAAGATACGAGTTAGACAATTTGGCTAAACCGTTCTTGTTTGAACCAAATGACATCATGACTAGAGGTCAGGTTGAAGATACATTCAACAGATTCTTAGAAGAGTTAATTACAAAAAGAGCTCTTTTTGACTTCTTAGTAGTTTGTGATGATACAAACAATACACCAGCTAGAATTGACAGAAATGAATTGTATATTGATATAGCAATTCAGCCTGTTAAAGCAATTGAGTTCATTTACATACCAGTAAGAATTAAAAATACTGGTGAGTCTTTGAGCAACTAGTAAAAATTAGGGTTTTTGAGCGAGATTTTCTCGCTCAATACCTTTAAAGAACCCTTTAATATTAAAGGTTTTTCAGATTTATAAGATATTACTATAAATATTATTATAGACTGAGAGTTTAGGAGAGTTAATATGGCAACACTATCAAAATTCGGAGTTCCGTTCGGTGATGGATCGGGTCGAGGTGGTATTCTACAACCGAAACTAAAATATAGATTTAGAGTTATATTCTTTAGTTTTGGTAGTAATGATTCAACTGTACAGTTAACTCAACAAGTGATGAACGTAACGAGACCAAAAGTTTCTTACGAAGAGATTCCAGTAGATGTTTACAACTCAAGAGCTTATATGCAAGGTAAACACACATGGGAACAAATTACAATTACGTTGAGGGATGACGCTAATAACAATATTACTAAATTAGTAGGTCAGCAAGTACAAGCACAGTTAAACCACTTTAACCAAACTTCACCTGGTGCAGGATCCAACTTCAAGTTTACAACACAGATTGATATTCTTGATGGTGGTACAGCAGGTGACACTGAGGTAGAGAAATGGGAATTGGAAGGTTGTTTCTTACAGAACGTAGATTACAGTGATTCAGATTATGCAGTTTCAGAACCAGTACAGGTTATTATGACTGTAAGATTTGATAACGCAATCAACTACGGACCTGGTAAAGTTAGAGAAACAGCTGGTTTCGGTGACCCAACTCTAGCAGGCGGTACAAACGTATCGTAATAATAAGGTTTTAGAGGATAGCCCATGGCTTTTGGCGACAGAATTCGTAACGACACAAACTTTTTTGTATTGCCACCGAATATCGCGTCAGATATCATGGGCTTTCGCTCTATTATCACGTCCGCACCCAAATCAAGATTTCAATATTTTGCAGTTTTTGTATTCAACAAAAACACAGAAGTTTCAAGTTTATTAAGTCAGTATACAAGTGACCTAGAAGAAATTGCGGCAAAAACGTCAGCACACACTTTTGACAAACTGACACAAGATTCAAAAAAATTAGGTTTCATATGTAAGCAAGTTGATTTACCTCGTTTTCAAATTCAATACGAGATGATGAATCAATACAATAGAAAAAAGCCAGTAATTAAAAAAATTGACTGGAATCCTATACAGATTTCAATGCATGATACAGCTGATAACCTTGCATGGCGTTTTTGGAATGCAATCTATCAATATCATTTTTTAGAAGCATCGTTAACAGAACCAGCTGGTTCATCAGCACAAGGTTCAGCATCAAAAATAAATTTTGCAAATAATATGTTAGCACAAGATGATTACTTTACGTCAACACAACATCACGGGCTAAGGCCTTTAAAGTCAGGAACCGGAAGCCTTGCTGATGGATATTCAGTAGGAACAAATCATAAAGCAATTAAAGAATTAAAATTATTTCAAGTATACAACGGAAAATATAACTTAATTAGATTTATTCATCCAATGTGTATAGCGGCAGAACATTCACCTGGTGATTATGCAAGTTCAGAACCATTTGAAATTAATATGCAGTTTGCATTTGAAAATGTGATATATGATCAAGTAGAAGAGTTAAGTGTAGGATTTGGTGAATCTTCAACACCTAAAGATCTTGTTAAATCAAAAGCAAGAGTTCCTTTGATGGATGATATGTTTAATCAAACAGTTGGTAGATTTGGTGAGCCTTATTCAGAACAAAAAACATTAAGAACACAACCAGCTCAAAATGATTCAAACAATTATGAAGAATTATTAAAGAGTAGATTAGATCCTTTTAACAACGACAAAGCAAAAGCAGAATTGGCCGCTAATCAAGAAAAATACAATCAAGATTTAGAAGCAAGAGTACAAAATGGTGGAACAGATCCTAACAATCCAGCCTTCAAGGCAGGAGAAAATTCAGCAACAGCAGATGACATTGCTTCAGCAACAGGTTCAGTACCAGGTTCAACATCAGCAGTAACAGGTACCAATCCTGCATTTTCTGACGATGCCGCATCATCAATACCATCCGCTGGAAAATTTTCAACAAACTCTGTAGCAGTTGATTTGCCTAATAGTGCCGATGCAAGTTCGGCTCTGTCTAAAGTAGCAGACGCCGGCGGTGCATTAGACAACAAAGCAGGCTTCTTAGACAAAGTTAATAGTGAAGTTTCAAAAGTAACTTCAGCAGTAACAGATGGTGTCAGTTCAGTAAAAGCCGGTGTTGGCGATGCAGTCAACAAAGTTTTTTCAGGTGCTGGTATAACAAATCAAACCACAAGCCCAGTTGGTGATGTACTAGGTAATATAGGTGGTAGTATAAACAATCAATTATCAAATGTATCAAATATTAATTTTAGTAATATAAAAAGTCAAATGGGATCGGACTTTGCAAACTTACAATCAAATTTAGCTTCAGGAAATTTTGCATCAGGATCAACAACCGCAGTATCAAACAATCCAGTTAAAGCAGTACCACCTGGGTACAAACCATTTAAAGGTACATTAAAGTCTGGACAAAAAATGAGAAACATAAATGGTAAAACATATATTGTTCCTAATCCAGATCCAAAGACAAGTAGAAACAGACCTAAATCATCAGGAACTTGGGTATAATGGATAACGAGAACATAAAATCAAGATCAACAGAATTAGTTGAAAACTTAGGTGCTCATGCTGAATTTGATGGCAATCAATCTGTAACAAAAAACAAACAGCCAGGAACACCTGACAAAGATCTAATTTCTGTACTGTTAAGAAAAATAAGTGATCTAACAGGCACGTACTCACCAGCAATACATCCACAAAAATATGATTTTGTTTTTGGACAGTTGGTAAAGAATGGAGCGTCTGAATCATTGGCATCAACAATAGCACTGATGATTTTAGAAGCAGGTAAGTCTACAAAATTAGCAGAAGAAAAATTATTTAAAATGATAGACGGCAAGATTGAATTAACATCTGCTGGTACATACTATCTTAACAAATTTAGACCACAATCAAGCAAATACGTCAGTATCAAAAAAGGCGACACAGCAAAGCCTCAAGTATCTAGAGAAATTAGTTATTAAATATAACTATGAAACAATTTGCAAAAGGCGTATACGATCTAAAGAACCCACAAAAGTATGCTGGTAAGAAAGCACCTTTTTATAGATCCAGCTGGGAACTAACATTTATGAGAATGTGTGATACTCACCCAAATGTATTAACATGGGATAGTGAACCTGTGAGAATTCCATACAAGCATCCATTTACAGGCAAGGTAACTGTTTACGTACCAGATTTTCTAGTAGTATATGTTGACAAACAAGGAAAAAAGAATGGCGAGTTGGTTGAAATAAAACCAAGATCACAAACTATGCTTGAAGCTGTTAAGAGTAAAAGAGACAAAGCTCATTTGGCAGTTAATGGTGCTAAATGGAAAGCCTGTGCGGCCTGGTGTAAAAAGAAAGGCCTAAATTTTAGAGTGTTAAATGAAGATAACATTTACCAAATGAAAAGCTAAATAGTTATATACAGCTTTAATGGGAAGTAGCCAATGAATAAAAAATTAGAAGAAACTTTTAATTTGCCTAGTATGGAAGAGGCACTAGAAAACGATAAGGACAACGAAAATGGACCTGAAAATGATAGCAGTTCAGATGAAGGAATGGGCAGTCAAGATTTGGAACAAGATCAAGTCGATAGCGAAAACAGTGACGAACAAGATCACAGCGATATACAAGTAAGCCCAGACAAAGTAAAAGAAGCATTATCAGTCGCACAGCGAATTGATAACGCACTCCCACAGGTTAAGGATTTAGAATCACACGATATGGATATGGACTCATATG